CGCCGGAGTTATCAAGCAGTATAAAACCACTCTGACCCGAAGTATGATTGGTAAACGTTAATGTGCCACCTGCTGTAGGAGTACAACTAAAATTGTTTGTCGCATTAAGATCAAACGACAAATCGTTATCAGAGGTGATCGTTCCCCGTTGCGAAATTGTGAAGGTCTGCGCGACATCTGTTTTTGCGGTGTCAGCATCATACGCTTGAACGTCGGTACCAATAACCAAACCTAGATTAGTTCTAGCAGAAGTGGCGGTTGAGGCCCCCGTTCCACCTTCGGTAACAGCTAGATCCGTAGTTAAGCTTAAATTGTTTATGGTTACGGAACTAGGAAGACCAACCGTTAAAGTTTGTCCGCTGGCAGAAGTTTCAATCTCATTAGCCGTTCCTGACACGGTGAAGCTCTGACTATCTAAATCAACTGATCCCGTTCCGCTGTCTCCAGCGAAGTCTAAATCTTGAGCCGTTACCTGACTGTCTACATACGCTTTGATTGATTGTTGCGTAGCCAGCGCAGTGGCACTGTCAGAAGACATGTTATCTTCGTCCAGTATTGCGGTAACCGATATAGAACCCAACCGAAGACTATCAAAATAAGCGTTGTCAAAAACATTAGCTGCAACAGCACCGCTCCCGGCACCGTCGAAATAGATAACGGCAGTTGTTCCCGAAGGTATCTCATAGTCGTTCGAGGCATTGTAAGTTCCTTGGAAAACAATAATGCTTCGGCTGGCGGAAAGACTATTTCTAATGTACATAATCTTTTCTGCGTCATTAGGCGTGAGCTGAACAAAAGCGGTCGCCCCCAAATCACTGCCGTCATTAAATATGACCATACGGTTTCTACCATTAGAAGCCGTTCCGTCTTGAATATCTAAGGTATTTGGTGATCCAGAATTTCCAGCACTAGCTAGAGTAATCGTTACCTGACCATCCAAAGACGTATCAAGTAAACTTAAATTAGTATTAGTGGTATCTCCCCAGGTTCCCGACTGTTCGCCGGTAGCAATCAGCTCAATACCATTATTCGATGTATATGTACTTGGCATAAGTTAAATCCTTAATTATGCAGCTATCTGCTCCCATTCAGGAGTTTGAGACGGTTGTATCGTACTATAGCTTGGATTTTGATCTGGAACAATATTACCCCAGACAAATACTGACCCTACCGTAGTAGTGGCCTGTAACCCCGTAACGTTTGCATCGGCATTGGCTTTAGCGGTAACCGCACCAACCGAAGAAGTAGCAGAAAGTCCCGTTACAGAGACAGTTGCTTTTGCTACGACAGTGACTCCATTTACTGTCGTTGTGGCCTGCAATCCTGTTACAGGTACATTTGATTCCCCATTTACAGTAACGCCATTAAGAGCACCCTGTGCCTCAAGACCTGTCACTGTAGCATCCGCATTAGCGGATACTGTCACACTTCCTACCGCTCCTGAGAGACCAGTCAGGGCGGCATCTTGCCCCCAAGCTGCGCTACCCCACCCACCTGCTGAAGTGTTCCAGCCGGTGTATGCGATAACCGCATCAGCCATTACGCTATCCTTATGATCGCATTACTGGCATCTGCTGTAGGGAAAACAACTGTAAAATCACCGGTTGTCGATGTTTTATCTGAGCCAAAATCTAAAACAATTACCGATGGATTGGTAACAGATATGGATGTTGTATTCGGAGTGCTATTATAAATTAAAGCGCCCCTAGCAGTAATACTAGCCGTAGTCCAAGTTTCATCCGCAAAATCCGTAAAAGCAGTTGTTCCGCTTGTAGTCGGATCTACGTTTGTTAAACCTTGTCCAGTGGCAGTATATCCAGTTCCGCTAGTCTCGTTACTAGCCGTATATGCTGTAGTAGACGCATCTAACGTGGCAGAAGACGTATACAACGCCATCTTAAAAGTATCTGCTCCGTTAGCAAAATCATGTACACCAAAAAGCAACTCCTTTTTAAAGGAGGTACACATAAAGTTTCCAGTAAAAGCCATATTAAAGTCTCCTTATTAATTCTGCTAAATCCTTCTGTCCTGCATCACATAAAGCATTATAAACGGTTGTTCTATCACTGTTTATGGCTTCTCTCATATATAACGATAAAACTTTAATTAAATGCTTTTTAAAGGCCCTAGCTTGATCACGTATTACAGGATTTGCTGAATCAGAAATAGAAATAATTTTATCCGCACAGCGCTCCGCTACCTCTTCTGGCGTAAAACCACGGTTATGTGTGGTTTTTACGTCTACTTTGAAAGTAGGAGAAATATCTAAGTTAACGCCGGAAATACTCATTGTTTCTGCCTAATAACTTTTCCAACACGATACTCATCCGTTACTTCTTTAGCTTCACCAAACATCTTAAGACCTACTAAAGCCTCGGCAAACCGCTTTTCATACAAAGCAATTAAATCGGGCTCACCTTTCATGTAAGTGTAAGCTTCTAATAAACTTCCATAAAGCATAGCAATTTGAGCATTGTCGCTTAACCAAGTTGTTCCGCTATCAGAACCAGCGGTTAAGCTGGCCGGACGATAAAAATAATGAAGCTCTACGGCATAGGAGCTATCTGGGGTAGGTCCAATAATAAAATGACCTATATCGAAAACAGCATAATATCGAGGCGATCCAGTCGTGGCACCATCTGGGTTAAACGCCTGAATAAAATCAGCATCTTTAAATTCTAAAAATACGTGCTCACTACTTCCATTAACAAAAGACAACGATAATGGAGCTAAAAAATCTGACGGGGCGGTTAAATATTTATTAGAACTCGTAAAGTTCCCACTAACATTTTTTCTAAATAAACTAAGTTGAACGTTTTTTAAAATACGCTCTTCCGCCTGTTGTATAAAAATAGGTAAATTATTTACAAACGAAGACTCGTTATTCTCCGTATAGTCTTGAATAGCTGTTTTTAATTGTGCGTATGTAAAACTCATGATGTCGTCACCGTGACTGTACCAACCTGACAAATACCACTGGCTGGTCTTAAGTTCTCATTTTCTACTGTTGGAACCCCAACATACACATCCAACGGTTCTATTCTATCTGGCCTAGCATTCTGTAGTGCTTGCGGGTCAACAACCTTTCTGAAAGGACCCAACTGAGGATGTTTTGGCTCATACTCATCCGGGCCAACCAACAAGCCATTCCACTCACGGCGCATGACTTTATACGGATAACGGAAGCCCGATCTATCCGAAATAGCCCACGAATCTTTGCCTGAAGCAAATTTAGCCATCAGCCTGACCTATAATAACTAAACTTAGGAACAACGTTAAAAGAAGCGCGATCACGATCTTCTTCGGCTGCCCTTTGAAATTCTTCTTCATAAACGGCCTTTAGCATCTGGGTCCTCTGAGGACTTTTCTTTAAAGAAAGATAATACGCAAGACCAGCGGCTAAACAAGGATAAAACCTAAAAGGTAAATCCAAAGTATTGGTAAAGGTATCCGCATCGTCCATTCTGGTCAATGCGTCATAATAAACCGTGTAAGACGTAGAGCTATCTGGAACGGGCCATATCTTCAAGTTTGGTGTTAGCTGACGATCCAAAAAGAACTGATTTGGCCTACCTGAAGTCGTCTTAGTAGGAATGGTCAAATATTCATCTCGACTCAATCTTTCCATCGAGTAATCTGTACCAGATACTCTGACGACCACTGATAAAACGTCGATCACATCAGTACTCAAGTCGTATTCGCCATCATTAGCCACAAGAGACAAAGAACGTTGCTTAATCGTCCATTGATTTAAACCACGATTAGCCCAATCCGCAAGCATCAGATTTAAAGAACGTTTAGCCGTTTTTAGGTCGTAACCGGTCCTAACCTCCAAGCCACAACGCTCAAAAGCTTCTTCGATGTAATCTGCTACATCTAATTCAAAGTCTTTACTTCCTGAAGTAGCCATATTTAAACAATCTTAGTAGTTCTTTTCCTATTTGGCATGATAGCACCACAACCGGAAGCCACCACACCGCCATATTTCATCTTTCTAACTTTAGCCTTTTGGGTGTTAGAAACCACCTGCTTACCTTTAGCGCCCTCCCGTTTCTTTTTCCTTGCGGTAGAGGCTCTTTCGCCTTTGCTTAAACTTTGCGCTTTTGCCCTCGGCAAACAACGATCTGGATTCTTTTTATTCTTAGACGTACCGCAGGCTCCTGCAATATTTCCAGAACTATCTATGCGAACCCATTCTTCATCGACCCATTCTTGTAATTTTCCCATTACTTACCTTTACGCTTACCGCCTTTGGCTTTTTTGGCGTAATTAGGATCTTTACAATATTTCGATGCTGCTAAATTTGCGTAAGCACTAGGATAGGTATCAAATGTTCTTTCTGCCCAAGCCTTACCTTCTGGGCAAATTTTACTACCCTTTGACTTACGAGATACCGCTCCACCCTTTCTATAATATGTTACAGCACAAGGTGAAACATTTGATCCAGTCTTTACTCTCGATCCCATTTTATCCCCAAAGCTTGTGAATAAGTGGAGCAATAAAGATCATAAGAACCATCCCCCACATGGCTTTTTGAAGCCATTTTAAATCTGCTCTTTGCTCATCTAAACGCTCTTCAATGCGTTGATAACGAAGATCACATTTTTCTTCGTGGTGAGCTAGTTTGGCTAAAACGTCTTCTGGGCTCATATTATCACCATGCTTTACAAGACCAGTACCTTGCGGAAAACTTATCTTTCGCGGTGTCACAACTGTGACGCGCTCTAAAGCTTTTTCTACGGCTTGGTTGGTCTTTTTTAATAGACATATTTGGATCACCGAATCTAACCAACTTAACCTCATCACCCTTTTTAGCGAGGACAGCAGATTTTTTTGGTCCGTTTGGTGTTCTTTTGGGTTTGTTATATCCAGCAAAAGTCTCTCCTCGATAGCTTATTCGTCCAGAAGGAAGCCTTTTAACATTCTTCGTAGAAGCCATTACGCCAAAACATCTCCGTTCTTAATGTAAATAATCTCAAAAGCCGTAGAAATATCAAAACTCACAGAAGCGGAGGACGATATTGCCCGTACCTCTATGTCCGACTTTTCTGTAATTTTTTGCGGAATCGTGAATGTTTCTTCAACGTGCATACCTGTTGTCAAAGACTTAACATCTTTTGACTGAAACACTTCGCCATACGGCCTCACCGCTAAAATTAGTTTGCAAACCGCAGGGGTGTTAGACGTTGTTCCGTTAGATACGTCATATTGGAGCAGGTACGCCGTGTATCCCGCAGGGACGGTCCAAAGAGCCATCAAGCTCTGGTTTGATCCCGTTACTCCGTTTACGGAAGCATACACATTTGCAGGCACCCCTGTCGTTACCGTGCCTGTTCCCGCATAAATAACACCTGCGTTTGCACCACCTGATCCCGCAGAACGAACAATCATACGATTTATGCGTAAAAATGATTGCGTAGTGTTTACAGCGGTTTGCCCGTTTAAGGTAACGAGTTCGTTTATTTCGTTGTAGTCACCATCAAGTCCGTACAGTTGAACTGTCCTTGCTCCTGTTCCCGCAGAGCTGTCGTCTGTAGATGAACTAGAAACTTTTAAAACAGTTGCCGAAGTCAAGTAACTATAGAGGCCACCTTCTGACCATATTGTTTCTAAACTATCACCAACAATTGGATTGTTGCCAAACTTAAAAAGCGGCTTGTGGTAAGCAATTTGCCCGCGGGCAACTTGGAGCTCAAATGGTTCAGAAGTACCTACACGAGAAATAGAACTTACTTCACGAGCCATAGCAGAGTCCCTTAACTATAAAATATAGTCATAGCGGTGATATTAGTAGCTGTATCAACTTCAATATCACTTGTAAACAAAAGACCTTCGTCTGGAATGTTGACCGAGTGAGAATCTGAAGCTAAGAAATCAATATCAAGAACTGTTGATCCCCCGCTTCCGTCCGTCAAAGTCAATCGTCCAGCACCCGCACCAGTCAATACTTGAACCTGGCGGAGTCGGGCTCGACCTACCGAAGCCGAGCCTGTCCCGGTCAGACGTTTTGCTTTTACGTCTGAATTAGCCATGAGTTACCCTTTAAGAGAGGTTGTTGTTCTGTAGATAAAGAACAGTTACCGTAGCTGCACCTGCGGTAGCCGCAGTTCCAGTTTGGTTATATGTAACTGTCACATTTACATCAGAAGAACCGATATCAATCAGATTTGGGATCTGAGACACGTCTGATGTAGCAAGAACTCTAGCCGCACTGCCAACTGCAAGCGCGTCAGCGTATTGATCTGCTGTTGAACCATCA